GGCGAGGCGGTGCACGGCCATAGCTTCGGCAATGTGCGGGATCGCGCGATGATGGATCAGCCCGAGCCAATGCCCTTGCAATTTTTCGGCCCGTTTACGATCCGCCGCAGTCACCTTATCGGTCATCGTCCATCTCCTTGGGTGGGTCACGCTGCCGCCGCCTCGCCCTGATCGGCCGCTTCGGCCATGTTGGCGCGCACGAGTGCCTCGGATAGCGGGGGGCAGACGCTGTTGCCGCATTTGGCGACCTGCGCGGTTTTGGTCATCGGCTTGCCTTGGGCGTCGCGGTCGATGATGTAGTCGGGCGGGAAGCCCTGTGCATTGAACAGTTCGCGCGGGGTGAGCATCCGCATGCCGATGTCGACGATGACATATTCCTCGCCGTCGATAGTCGCGGTGACCAGCCCGAAGCGATCCTGAACGGTCACGGTGCCGAGCGGATCCGCGAGGCCGTGGCCGGTCTGTTCGTTGCCGTAATATTTGATCAGGAAGGCGCGGACCTCCGCCATATGCTGGCCCTGCGCGCTGATCGTGTTCAGCGGTTCGTCGACCGCTTCGGCGCTCGCCTCGACATGCGCGTCGCTGGTGCCGCGAAATTTGAGCAGGTTGGACGTGACAAGCCTTTGCTGACTGCCAGTGGTCGCGACGGTGGAGAGCGGGGTGTCCGCTGCGCGGCCCGCAAGATTGTCGTTATTCGGTCCACCGTTGGCCTGTTCGATATGGGCGACGACGAGTGCAGATTTGCCCCCGCCTCCAGCCGTGGTAGTGGGCAGCGGCCCGGCGATGTCAGCGCCTTCGCTCTTGCCAAACTGGCGCTCGAGGAAGGCGGTCACCGCGTGATGCTTGATCCCGCCCGCCACAACGGTCCCTAGCGGCTTTTCGACGTCCATTGCGCGCGGTGCCTGACCTTCGCGCTCGCCATTGCCGACATGCACCAGGTGCGCCGCCGCAATGCACGCGTCGGCCTTCGCGGTGGTTGTCGGATATGGTTGCTCAGGCCCGACAGGCGCGCTTTGACCCCTACGCCCGCCACACCCCACAATTACCGGGGATTGCGCTGCCTCCACTACGCCCAGCGGAGCCGCACCGCCCGGGCGCTTGGCGAAGCTGTTGGCGGTCACCGTGTGCATCGGTTCATCAACGCCGTGGCTGATGGCGCCGGATCGGAACTTGGTCACATGCGGCGCTACGATGGCCATCTCGCCGCGATTAGCGCCGGTCACGGTGTGCAGAGGGTCGTCCAGCCCGTAGGAGCGCCCGTCGCTGCCCGCGTGTGTCAGCGGCACGATGAACGGCGAGGGATTGTTGACGACGAATTTCATGATGCCGTGCGCGATGCGGCGCAGGGTCTTTTCGGCCAGCGGCTTCTTGCGGTCGAAGATCGATGGGCACGGGATCGACCAGTCGATGATTTCCGCCGCGGTGCGCCACGGTTTCAGCTTGCCCGACAGGACGTCGGGGCTGTCGGGCTTGCCGTGGGTCGGGGCGGGCCATACGATCGGGTCGCCGTCGCGGCGCGCGATCATGAAGAAACGCTTGCGGATTGTCGGCGCGCCATAGTCGCAGGCGCGCAGCTCGCGCCATTGCATCTTGTACCCTTCGCGGCGCAGGGCGCGGGTCCATTGGTCGAACGTCTCGCCCGCGCGTTCCTTGATCGGGAAGCCCTGATCGCAGAGCGGGCCCCATGTCCGGAATTCCTCGACGTTTTCGAGCAGGATCAGGTCGGGCTTGACCTTTTGCGCCCACAGCACGACGACCCACGCAAGGTCGCGGATCGACTTTTCGCGCGGCTTTCCGCCCTTTGCCTTGCTGAAGTGTTTGCAATCGGGGCTGAACCAGGCGAGCGAGACATGACGCCCCTGCACGACGTCGCGGGGGTCGATCTGCCAGATGTTGTTGCGGATATGCACGGTATCGGGATGGTTGACCTCGTGCATCCGGATCGCCGCTTCGTCGTGGTTGATTGCGATGTCGACGGCACGGCCCAGCGCGGCCTCGATGCCGGTAGACGCGCCGCCGCCGCCGGCGAAGTTGTCGACGATGATGCCATCCAGTTTCATGCGGCAAAATCCTTTTGATCGAGGAAGTAGATGGCCCCTTCGCCGTCGACGTAGGGGTGTGGGTCGCCGAGCAGTTCGGCGAATTTTCGGGTGAGGTGGAACAGCAGGAAGGCTCGCGCTTCGGGCTCGCCCTTGGGCTTTCCTTCGTCGCGCCATTTGCGCAGCGCGGCCTGTGTCGTGCGCAGCACGGTCGCCCCAAGCCGCGCGGTGGCGGCCATGTCCTCTTCGGAAAATTGCAGTGCGCGGCGATCATCCCTGAACCAGCGGGCACGGCGGACGATCAGCGACCAAGTGCGCTCGTCCTGCCGACGCTGCGCCGCAGTGACGTCGGGGTTGTCGGCGCCAGCCTTTGCCCGCCGGACGGCCTCTGCCTGGGCGATCTTTTCATAATCGGTCGAGATGAGCCCGATGAAGGTCACGCGGCGTCTCTTTGCGACGCGGCGGCGAAATTCGCGGCATATGCGAGCAGGACGTCGGCGTGACACCACCGGCTGGTGACCGGGCACCAGCATTGCAGATCGACGCCGACGAGTCGCGGCATCGCTTTGTCGAGGCGCTTGCGCCAGCGACCGAGAGCGTCAGTTTCCGATGGGCTGAAACCGAGATCGCCGAGGGAGAGCGCGCCTAGGCGGCGTTCGATCCATAGGCGATAAAGAGCCACGCTGCGCGCATGGCCAAAGCGGTCCGACGGAAACGGGTTTCCGTAGACGGTCGGGCGGCCGACATAGACCATCCCCTCGGGCGTGCGAGCGCCCTTTTTCCGCGACCGTTGATGCCGGCACGGTGAAGCGCCCGCCTTGACCGCAGGGGCATCGCCCCTGCGGTCCGAAAGCGGTGAATGCAAGGATGCGCAATCAGGCATCGAGTTCAGCGTCGATGATCTGGAACAGCGTTTCGGCGAGGGGCTTGTATGCCGCCGCCGTCGCCGCCGCCGCCGCCGCCCACCGCGCCGCCGTCGCCGCCGCCGTCGCCGCCGCCGTCGCCGCCGCCGCCGCCGCCCACCGCGCCGCCGTCGCCGCCGCCTCCGCCGCCTCGCGAGCCTCTGCCAAGCCCTCACCCGACTCGAGCGCCTTGATCACCCCGTTGCAGGCATCGACGACCTTGGCCCAATAATCGGGCTTGGGTTCAGGCTGGACCGCCTCTGCGCTTTCGATCGACTGGCGGATCGCGGCGACCATGAACCCGGTTCGGATGCGCTCCCACGCTGCGGCATCCAGCTTGTGCCAGCGCCGGGCGCGGCTGATCAATTCGCCCGAGAACCACGGGACCTGATCGCCCGCAATCCCGTCGTCGATGGTCGGGACCAGCGACGCGAGCCAATGCGGCATAAGGTCCGCGGGGCAATCGGACGCGCCGTTGATATCGGGGCCGAAGGCTGCGAGCGCGCAGACGAGTTCACGACCATCCCCCCCCTGCTTGCGCCAGCTGTGTTGAATGATGCGGCCTTCGGCGTGCGCCAAAGCGGCCATGTCGATGCGTTCGGATACGGTCAGTGACATGATAATGCTCCCTTGCTTTGAAAAATCAGACGATGAATTCGCGCGCGTCGCGGCGGGTGCCGCGGGCCCAAGGGCGGGCAGCGCGATAGCGCTGGCTGTCGAAGGGGACGTAGCTGCCGTCGGATTTGACCCACAGCGTCCGGTTGCCGGCGATGACGGCTTGGCCGGGCTGGTGTCCGCGGGTCATGCGCCGCGCTCCAGATAGCGGGTCAGGGCGCCGGTGAGCTGGCCGACCATTTCGGCGGCGAGCAGGGATTGGGGGTCGAGGCGGTTGGCTTGGCTGGCGATCGCCTCGACCTCGATCAAGAGGACGCTGTGCAGCGCGTCGGCCAGCCCGTCGATCAGGTCGGGCGGCAGGCGGGTGAGCCGCTGGCTTTCCGAAAGGTCGGTGAACGCCTCGATCAGCCGCGATGCAGCGCAGGCGGCCTCACCGGATGCCGACAGCAGCAGCTTGCCAAGGTCGGCGATATCGGTGCGCGGCGCCGGCGCCGCGTCCGCATCGGGCAGCAGGGTGATGATTGTCAGACCCGTCATTGGCCCGCCCCTGCGATGTCGATGAGCAGCGCGACGTTGAAGGTGAGCGTGCAGAGGGCGAGGGCGAGCAGCGCGGCATCGGCGGCCTTGCGGCGCGTCGCTTTCATCGTTGCGATGATCTGAACCGCCCGCTGTACAGCCAGTTCGTCGTTGCCGAGCAGGCGCAGAATGGTGTGCATGATTTCCTCCCTTCCCCGATGTGGGGCTGGATGGGGAAGATATTCCGCATCGCCTCGTTGTCAAGGAAAAATGCGGAAAAGGTTCCGCGACGTTGTTTTGATGTGTTTTTTGGGGCAGGGTCACGGCCTATTTAGGGGAGGCAAATATGCGAGCGATGTTCGGGGCATTATTGCTGATAGGGCTTGCGGCGTGCTCGCCGGCGCCCGGGGGTGTGGTGGCGGAAGAAGAGGCCGCTCCAGTGCCGGTCCAACCTGTTTCCGATGACGTCCGCGCTGAATGCGCGAAGAATGTGAAGCGGGCTGAGACAGCGGGCTTGGTCCGCAAGGTCGAGCGCGACCTGATGCGACTGACCGTCGACGAGCCGACGTGGCGCGAGATGGGTCCCGACGGACGCGAGGCCATGATGGCCTTTGCGGTATGCGACTGGTTCGGAGTGCGGCTTGGCGACCTTGCGAGCGATCAACGCGTTACGATAATCGGATGGCAGTCGGGCGAGCGGCTGGTCAGCTCGATGGGTGGACTGTACGATGGTGTCGAGAGGGAGTGACGCGCGAATGAAATGCTGGATATCGGGTATCGTGCTGGCCGCTACGCTGACCGGCTGTGCCTCGACGCAGAAGGTGCTGGGCGAAGCGCCGCGCGAGGTGATTCAATCGCAAAAGTCGCAAGCCGACGTTGCCTTCTGCCTCGCCAATAAAAACAATGTGCCCGCGCTCGACGCGCCCGACGGCGCCAAGGTCATTCAGATCAAGAATGCTTATGGCGCGGTCGGCATGATCTTCAGCGTTTATGCCGATGGGGCGGGAAGCCGAATCGAGGTGCGCAAGCCAATCGGCTTGAGCGTCGCCTCGCATCGTCAATGCTACTGAGGCGCGCGGGTTAGCCGAGCAGGTCGGCCAGATCCATGACGCGGTGGATCGCGGCAATGCGCTCGACGGGCACGCGAAAGCGCATGTGCGGATTCAGCTGCTCGAGCTCGACGAAGCTGGCGGAGCGCTTCACCAGCGTCTTGATCAGCACCGACACGATCGCTTCGCCATCGTCGCCGTCCTCACCGCGTAGCTGAACGACGACGTCGTCGGTCACGCGCACGCCGACGCGCGGGTTGACGACGCGCAGCGCGCCTTCCTTGTGCGCCGGGTACATCGAATCGCCCTGGACATAGATCGCATAGGCGTCGGGGTTGCCGGTCAGCGCCGGCGGGCGGGCGACATAGTGGAGGACCTCGCCCGGCTGGAAGATGGTCACTTCGATCGCCGCCGCCCCATTCTCTTCGAACTTGATATTATGGCCCAACGCGGTGCCCCGAACGGGCAGATCCTGCGGCGCCCGGCGAAAGGTTCGCCCGACGTCGCCAACGCCGGGGGCGGGTGCAATCTCGATCACGCGCGGCGGTTCATCGCCGCCCGGGACGCCGGATCGTCCGAGCAGCTGGTCAACCGTCAGATGGAGCGCATCGGCAATCTGACCGAGTCGCTGCGACCGGGGCAGGGCATGGTTGTCGCGCGCCTTGCGGATCATGTCGGGTGTGCCGGACACGCGAAGGGAAAAGGCACGCTCGCTCTCGTTCGTGCGTGCGCGTTCCTGTGCGATAATCCGCAGAAATTGGGAAACTTCATCCATAGGGGATATATTCCGCAAAGACGCGGACAAATCATGCGTAATCTTTTCCGTTGACAGATACGGAACAAGTTCCGCATAAGGCTGGACCTCACCTGAGGGAGGCCGAATTTGCGTATCACCGATCACTTGCTGGAACTCGGCACGATCTGGGCCCGCGTCAGCGACCGGTCGCTGGCGACGCTTGCGTCGAAAGTCGCGAACGACAGCGGCCTGTTCGTCCGGCTGGCCGGCGGCAAGGAAGTGAACACCGGCACATTCGAAAAATTCCTCCACTTCTTTCGCAACGGCGACAATTGGCCCGACCAGCGGGTGCCGCAGGAAGCGGCCGACCTGCTCGACAATTTCGAGAATATCGCGGTCGAGGATGCGGCGTCCACGGGACAGATCGCGGGCGAATCCCGCCAGTCGGAGCGTGCGGCGTGAAGGCGCTGACACCCGCCGCGGGCGCGCGGGTCAAGCGCGGGGTCAAGGCGGCGATCGTCGCCAATGAAGGCATCGACGAGGCGAAGAAGGTCGTGAAGCGCGAGCGGTCGACCGTCGGTCGCTGGTTGAACCGCAATGACCCCGACACGCCGCCGCTGGATGCCGCGATCGCGCTGGACGATGTGGCGCTGCGCGCCGGGGCGGGGGCGCCGATCCTGCAATGCTACGCGCTCGAGCTGGGCGGGGTGGTCTTTTTCCCGCCCGAGGCGCCGATCGGCGAGGGCGAGTTCTTCGAACGACTCGCCAGCTTTTCCGCCGAGGTCGGGGACGTGTTCCAGACGGCGTCGGCGTCGCTGGCCGACGGCAAGCTGACCGACGACGAGATCGACGAAAATGTGAAGCAGCTGGACGACGTGATGCAGGTGGTCGCCGAAATGCGCGCCGCCTTCCTCGCGCAGCGGAGCGCTGCACCGGCGAAGGGAGGGAAGTGATGGCGGATATCGCAATCGGGTTCGGCGGGGGTTGGGCGATCGGAACGCTGCTGATGTGGCGGATGCTGGGCAAGGGCCTGTCGAGCGACAGTCCGGCGGTGCGGCTGGGCATGGCGCTGTGCTGGCCCGCGGTGCTGTGGATGGAGGGCCGGTGATGCTGATGGGTCGGGTTCGCGCCCACGGCGGGCAGGGCGCCGTCGCGGGCGAGATCGCGGCGGCGCCGCAGATCAATGCGGTGTTTCGCGGCACGACGCGCCTGATCCGGGTTTGGCAGGGTTTCGGTGACGCCGAGGAGTTCACGGTCGACGAGGCGCGGGCGCTTTGCGTGCGCGGCGATCAGGCGTTGCTCGACGGTTGGACCGAGTTCGGGCGCCTGCAGACCGGCCTGTGGGTCGGTGACGAGGGCGCCGGTGAATTGCTGGTCTGTGATCGCCAGTGGCTGATCGCCTTTCTTGCCGCGGTGCGCCGCGCGCTGCGGACCGCCGACACAGCGCTCGCGTTCGGCCGCCGCGCTTCCGTCGCGATCGTCGACGATGCGAGCGAGCCGGGCAGCTGGGACCGGCACCTGCGCCATACCGCCGGTATGCGGGGAGCGACGGCCTGATGTCGATGGGCGGGATCCGGAAGGCGCGTGTGCAATGAGCGGGGTGGGGGGACCGGTGTCGGCCGCAACCTATATGCTGCCGCCGATGACGCGGACGGCCGAGATCGAGGCGTTGGAGCGCTGGATCGCGGACGACGCGGGCGATGCGCGCATACTGGTCGCCGAAGGCCGGGTCGCGCCGAAGTCGGCGCTGGCGTGGATGATGGTCGCGCAATGGGAAAAGGCGGGGCTGGTGACGCTGGTCACCGAAGCGGGCGCGCGCGGGTCGACGTGCTGGATCGCGGAGCGGCTGGATGCGGCGCTGTCGATCGGTGGTGCGCGCCGTTCGGGCCGCGCGGCCGAGCCCGAGACGAGCGACGGCGAGCGGGTCAGCGATTGCATCCTGCGCCATATCAAGCGCGCGGCGAATTTCGGGCAGTGCGCGCCGTCGCTGGCGGACCTGGCCAGCACGGCCGAGCTGCGGTCGGCATCGAACGCCGAATATTATGTGCAGAAGCTGGCGGAGCGCGGGCGGATCGCGATCGAGACGAAAGCGATCATCGGCGGCAAGCGGCGGCGGTACCAGGTCCTCGACCGGCAGGGCGTCGTCGTCCGGCAGACGGAGTGGGGCAAGTGAGCGCCGTTCCGCCGCGCCCGGTCGTCGCGCCGAAGCTGTTCGATTTCATGGTCGGGCGGCTGGACGATGACGAGCAGCTGGAGATGGGCATTCGCGATATCGCGAACGGGATCGACGTCGGCGTGTCGACGGTCGAGCATCTGTTCGCGCGGTGGAAGGCGCTGGGCCTGCTGCGGCCCGTGCGGCGCGGCGGTCCCTTTGGCGCGTCGATCTGGTCGATCGACCGGTCGCGGCGCGCCGAGGCGATCGAATGTTCGGCGGTCCATCCGAGCCACATCGGGAGGCACCAGACGCGTGGTGCGGCGCGGGGCAATACGGGCAGCGCCGAGCCGCCGTTGCGCGCGACCGCCCCCATCCAGACCCGGTGCCCGAAATGCAATCTGCCGCCGCACCATGCCGAATGCCGTCACGGCTGGGATGGGCGGATGACCCGCATGATGCGCCGCGATGCGGCGGCGGCCGCCGCCTATGAACTGCGGAGGATCGCATGACAGAGGGCGACAAGATGCTGGTCCGCGCGATCAACGTCGCGCTGGTGATGCACCCGTTCGTCGATCCGCTGCCGGTCGTGCTGGGGGGGGCATCGTGAAGCTGTCCCGTACCACGGCGCGGATGCTCGCCACGCGCCTCGAGCAGATGGCGCACGACCAGCGCGTCGTTCGCGCGCGGCGGACCGCGCTGGCGATCGTGCCGACCCCCGTTTCCGATTCAGCTGGAGGATGATGCCATGAGCCGACCCGCCACCGACCGCCTGAAATGCAATCCGCCGCTGGGGTCGTTGCCGATCCTGCAATGGGCTTTGCTTGCGCAGTTGTTGATCGACGCCGATTACCAGCGGTCGATCGACAATGGCCTGTCGCAGGCGTTGATCCGCAAGATCGCGCAGCATTGGGATTGGGGGCTGTGCCTGCCGCTGGTCGTATCGCGGCGGCCGCACAGCGGCGAGATGTTCGTCATCGACGGGCAACACCGGATGGCGGCGGCGAAGCTCCGCGGCGATATCCCGCAGCTGCCGTGCGTGGTGCTGGAGATCAGCGCGAAGGCCGACGAGGCCGCGGCGTTCGTCCACCTGAACCAGCAGCGCCGCCCGCTGAACAAGCTCGATATCTTCAAGGCGGCGGTGGCGTCGGGCGACAGCGAGTCGACGGCGATCGTCGCGGCGATGACCGAGGCCGGACTGTCGATCGCGCCGCATAGCAACCCGACCGCGTGGAAAGCGGGTCAGGTCAGCAATATCGGCGGGATCGAGGCGGCGTGGCGGCAGCATGGCGCGACGCGGACGCGGGCGGCGTTGAGGGTCATGGCGCGCGGACTGGACGGGCAGGTGCTGCAATATGCCGGCACGATATTCCCCGGCATCGCGTCGCTGGTCGCCTCGCTGACGGTCAAGCGCGACCCGCTGATCTGGATGCGCGACGACGAGGCCGACATGGTGGCCGAGATGATCGGCGAAACCAGCCAGGTCGAATGGCGGCGCCTGATCGCGATCGCGCGCGCGGAGGACCCGACGCTGCGCTTCGGGCAGGCGAGCGCGAAGGCGATCGGCGATGCATGGGCCGAGCTGATCGAAGCGCTGGCGGGAGAGGACGAGGATGAGGCCGACCGGGCCGCGTTCGAGCGCGCGGGGGTGGCAGCGTGACGGCGTCTCCTTTCGCAGTAGGCGACCGCGTTCGTCACGTCCGAACCGCAAAGGCCGGCACCGTTGTCGAGCTACACCTTCCCGGATGGGTCGACTGGCGTCCCGACGACCACGACGGGCCGCCAGACAGCGCGCTCCGTACCGACCCATCGAATCTCTTTGCCGTTGCCGCTGAAGAATATGGCCGCGGCCCCGCGCAATTCTTCTTCGAGATGGGTTTCGGAGCCTGTTATGCCGAGGCGACGATCCGCAACGGCAATCAAGTGCCGTTCCCGCTGACGGATGCGGAGATTGAACGCCAGTGGGCGATCTCGCGCGAAGCCTATCACGATCCCGCCGAACAGGACGCCATGCTCGCCCGCCTTTCCGCTACCAGCCCTGATGCGGGGCATCTTCCGACTTTCGACGATGCTTGGGCGGCGAAAGAGGCGGAGGGCTACCGATATGGTCGTGATGCCTTGGAAAACGTTCGCTTCGGCTGGGAACTAGCACTCGCCGCCGTCGTAACCACCCCCGCTGGTCGTCTCGACGATAGCGAGGGGGCCTCGCTCGCGTGCATCGAGACCATGCCCATGTGGGCGGTCGGCGTCGTCACTGACGGCACGAATGCCGCCGTCGCGCAGAAGGCGGAAACCGACTTCGACGGCCACTATTTTGCCGTCGATCCCGAAGACGCGCTCGAATGGGAGCCGACGCATTGGTCACCGCTCACCGCCCACACCGAAGCCAGCAAGGGAGCCGGTGCAGCATGACCGCCGCCTCCGCTCTGCGCCGGTTCGGCACGACCAAGCCCAAGGGGCGCGGGATCGTGTTGCCGGGCTATCATCCCGCCAGTCGGGCGGGGAACAGTATCTTTCCGTCGCGGGTGTTCGAGCCCGACGAAGTCGACCGCGTTCTGAAGGACGGGCACCAGAGCCGCAAGATCGGCAAGATGGTGATGAAGGGCCACCGCAAGGGTTGGCCGATCTTCACGCTGACGCTGGAGGAACGGGCGTCGTGCCCGCGCGACTGCGCCGCCTGGGCGATCTGTTACGGAAACAATATGCAGGCGGCCGAGCGGATCGTGCACGGCGATGCGCTGATCGCGCGCCTCGAGCAGGAGCTGGCAGCATTGCAGGCGGCGCATCCGGGCGGGTTTCTGATCCGGCTGCACGTGCTCGGCGATTTCTGGTCGACCGGCTATGTCGATGCCTGGCGCGGATGGCTCGACCGCTTTCCCGCGCTCGCGGTGTTCGGGTTCACCGCGCATCCGCCGCGGTCCGATGTCGGCCGCCGGATCAATGTCGCGCATGCCGAGCATCCCGATCGGTGGCGGATCCGTTTCAGCGGAATGCCGCACGAGGATATGGCAGCGCGCGTCGTCGAGGCGGGCGAGGCCGATCCCGACGCGATCCTGTGCCCGGCGCAAACCGGGGCGACCGATTGCTGCGCGACCTGTGCGCTCTGCTGGCAGAGCAAGCGCAGCATCGCGTTCAGGCCGCACTGATGGGGTTGCACAGCCATCCGCAGGCCGAGCTGGGGCCGACGCTGCCGCCGATCGGCGCGATGCGCGCCATCGCGAACGAAGTGCAGCAACTCGCGCCCATCCTGCAGCACGCGATTGCGACGGGCGATCACCTGCGCGCGGCGCGGACATTGGACAGATTGCGGGCCTGCGTCGGCGTCGCGAATGAGAGAGGACAGGAATGACCACCGAAAAGAAGGCGATCGTCATCGTCGATCGCGCCGCGCTGCTCCGCGCGGTGCAGGCCTCGAACGCGGTCGAGGCGCGCAACACCATCCCGATCCTGTCCAATATGCTGATCGAGGCGGAGGGAGAGAAGATCGCGCTGACAGGCACCGATCTGGACATGTCGATCCGCATCGCCGTGGCGGCGCGCTGCGAAGGGCAGCCGCTGGCGACCACCGTTGCGGCCAAGCGGCTCGCGACGCTGGTCCAGTCGAGCGACGATGGTTGCCAGATCAAGCTGACGCACGAAAGCGGCGGTCGCGACGTCGAGATGCGCGCGGGTCGCAGCCTGTACCGGTTGCCGCAAATCCCGCGGGACGATTTCCCCTTGCTTCCGTTCGAGCACGGACCGGCGGAGTTCACGATTTCCGCGAGCGCCTTTGCGGCCGTCCTGGCGCGGACGGCCGAGGCGGAATCGGACAATCCGGCGCGCTATTATCTGAACGGCACGGCGCTGACGGTCGACGGGGATCGACTGGTCGCGGTCGCCACGAACGGATTTTCGCTGGCGTCGGTCGATCTGGCGCCGGCGCCCGAAGGTTGGCCGACCGTCGTCGTTCCCAGCAAGCTGACCGCGCTGCTGGCCCGCCTGTTGAAAGACGGCGAGGGCGATATCCGCGTCGCGTTGAACGCTGCTGCGTCGCGGATCCGGGTCGAGTGGGGCGAGGACTGGACGATCACGAGCAAGCTGATCGACGGCAAATTTCCCGAAAATTGGGCCAAGGTCCTGCCCGCCCCATGCAAAGATCGTCGCGTCGTGGCCGATAGCGGGGCGGTCCAGCGCGCCATCCGCCGCGTGTGCGAGATGTCGCAGGAAAAGACCAAGATCATCGACGTCGTGGTCGGAGAGGACATGCTGACCATTCGATGCCAGTCGGCCGATATCGGGTTCGGCGAAGAGCAGGTGCCGGCGAGCGCCACGCTGAAAGACATGTCGGCGCGATTCAACAGCGTGCACCTGCGCGGTGCGGTCGCGGCCGCGAGCGGCGACAGTGTTGCGCTGGATTTCGGCGAGCATGGCAAGGCGACGGTGCGGATCGCGCCGCAGGCGGGCGGCGGTTTCGCCGGCTGCGTTCATCCGATCCAGAATTGAGCGAGGGAGTAATCCGATGGCGCGTGAGGTCACAAAGTTACGAAATTCATTGGTGAGCCGGTTTGGCCACGGTTCGGTGCCGCAGGATTTGTGGGATGCGGTCGATGCGATCGAGGCTGTGGTCGCGGATCGCAACAGCCGGATCGGCGAGCTGGAAGATTCGGTCAAAGCAGCCGACGACCATGCCGACACTGAAATCGCGGAGGATCGGCGCGAGATCGCGGCCGAGCTCGAACCGCTTTTCGGCGCGATCTTTCGGGGGGACATGGACGATGCAAAAGCGCGGGTCGCGTTCCTGCCCGCCGCGCTCAAGGGCGACGATCCGATCCTGTCGGCGTATTGGCGTGCCAAAGCCCGCCCGACGCTGTTCGTACCGCTGCCCGCCTAGTCCGTGTCCCCGCCCTCGCCGATTCAGTTACCGCGCCTCGCGGAAGGCGCGAGCCTGCCCGATGCGGCCGTCCAGTGGGCGGCCGCGGGATGGCGCGTGCACCCTTGTTCGCCGTCGACCAAAAAGCCGTTGCTCGCGAGGGACAAGGATCCGGTCACCGGGGAGCCGATCGACGGCACCGGCTGGGGATTGAAGGCGTCAGCCGATTCCGATGTCGTGACGGGATATTGGAAACGGTGGCCGAAGGCGATGATCGGTGTCGCCACGGGCGACGACCGCGTGTTCGTCGTCGATTTCGATCCGCGCGTCGACAAGGACACAGGCGAGATCTGGACGCTCGAGCAGCTGCGTGCCGATACCGAAGCGCTGATCGGTTGCACCCTGCCGCAGAGCGTGTCGTCCATGACGCGATCGGGCGGCATTCACCTGTGGCTGCGCTGGCCCGACGATGGCGGCGCGCCGATCACCAATCGCGGCAATTTGCCTGATCATGTCGACGTGCGCGGCAAGGGCGGGTTCGTCATCGTGCCGCCGAGCGTGATGACGGGCGGGGCGAAGGAGGGCGGCGGCCGATATCGCTGGCTGAAGGGCCGCGCGCCCGGCGAGATCGAGATTGCCGACGCGCCGGCGGAACTGGTCGCGTTGGTGCGCGGCCGGCGCAAAGACGAGGGCGCCGGCGAAGCACCCCGCGCGCCGGCGGGCGCGCGGCAGAGCGACGACGATCCGCAGGCCGAGGCGCAGCGCAAATATGCGGTGACGGCGCTCGATGCGATATGCCGGCGGATCCGCGTTCCGGGCGCGGGGCGGAACGATGAATTGAACGCGGGTGCATTCGCGGCCGCGCAGCTCGTCGCCGCAGGCGCGATAGACGAGACGATCGCGCGCGCCTCGATAGAGGCAGCGGCGCGCGACAATCCGGGCCGCGATGGCGCGGCCCAGATCCGCGCGACCATCGACAGCGGGTGGAATGCCGGGCTTGCCGCGCCGAAGGACATGTCGCAGGTCGGGGCGCGTGCAGGCCGCGGATCGCCGCAGCGCGCGCCCCGCGAGGATCGTCGGCCGCGATCGCGCGAGGAGGGACACGGCCTGCCGCGCAACACCCCCGCCTCCCGGCGCGCGGCGGCGCAGCGGTCCACCCTTCCAGATGGAAGGCAAGTCGAACCGCCAACGGCGGGGGAGAAGGTGGCGCTGGTGCGGCGCGGGGGCGGCTGGCTGCGCTCGCGGCTGAACGGCCTGCCCCCCTATGACGGCAGCGAGGGCGCGCGGGAGGCGGGCGAGAAGCTGGCGTACAGCCTTGGCCGCAAATTCGCGGGCGGGTGGATCGAGCCGCTGGTCGCCAGCCTGGGACGCTGGGCCTTGATGGAGCGGGTGGGCGGCACGTCGCTGAACGCGCTGAAGGTCGAAAAGGCGGTCGCCGAAGGGCAGAAGAATCCGGCCGGGGTGCCGACCGACTGGCTGGTCGACCTGCGCTGTGCGCGCTTTCCGTTGACCGACATGGGCAATGCCGAGCGCTTCGTCGCGCGGTGGGCCGACGATTTCCGCTTTACGACCGCCAAGGGGTGGATGGGCTGGGACGGGCGGCGCTGGCGCCTGCTCGACCAGGAAAAGGACACGACGCCGGCGGAGGTGATGGCGGCGGTGTTCGCCACGGTGCGCGGGATACAGGATGAGGCGCGGATCGTGCGCGAGAGCGGGACGCTCGACGAGGGCGGGCTCGACATGTTCATCATCGCCGCGAAGGGCAAGCCGTCGCGCCTGTCCCGCGAAATCGAGACGCACGGCCGATCGAGCGAGGGATCGGGGCGGATCGGCTGTATCGCCAATCTGGCCAAACGCTGGTTGACGGTGTCGATCGAGGATTTCGACACAGACCCCTTCGCGATCAACTGCCTGAACGGGACGATCCGGATCGAGCGTGGCGACGACGGTGTCGCCCGCGCGGTGCATCATCCGCATCGGCGCGAGGACCTGATCGCGAAGCTGGCCCCGGTCGTCTATTGGCCGGGCGATACGCCGTCGCCGTCGCCGCTGTTCACCGGGTTGATCGAATGGGCGCAGCCCGACCCGGCGACGCGCCGATATGTCCAGCAATGGATGGGCTATTCGGCCAGCGGCCATGTCGGGGCGCAGATCCTGCATTTCTGGTACGGGCTGGGCGGCAACGGTAAGTCGGCGGTGATCGATACCTGTCACGCCGCGCTGGGCGATTATGCCGACACGATCGGCATCGAAACCTTCCTCGACCAGGGGATCAAGAAGCGCGGCGATGCGGCGACCCCCGATCTGGCCGACCTGGGCGGCGTGCGCGGGCTTCGCACCAGCGAGCCGCGGCGCGGGGCGAAGATCGACGCCGCGCTGATCAAGCTGGTCACCGGCGGCGAGCCGATGAAGGTCCGCGCGCTGCACAAGGGCTTTTTCCCGCTGCGTCCGCAATTCAAGCTGACGATCAGCGGGAACCACAAGCTGGAGATCCCCGATACCGACGAGGGCATCTGGCGCCGCCTGAAGCTGGTCCCGTGGGACCAGGCGATCACGGCCGACGCGAAGGACGAGGACCTGGTCGACAAGATCAAGGGCCTGTTCCCCGGGGTCGACGGCGAGCTGGACGGCGTGTTCGCCTGGCTGATCGACGGGCTGGTCGATTGGCGCAATCACGGGTTCGTTGAATCGGCCGTGGTGCGCGAGGCGACGACCGAATTCCGGCAGGACAGCGACCCGCTGGCGCGCTTCCTGCGCCTGTGCACCGAACGGACGGCGGGCGACCGCGTCCAGTCGTCGGCGCTGCACGCGGTCTTTTGCGCGTGGGCGAAAGCGGCGGGCGAAACCGAGTGGAAGCAGAAGGGCTTCACCCAGGCGATGAAGGCCAAAGGGTTCGAGAACAAGCAGTCCAACGGCATGTTCTTCCTCGATCTGAAGCTGGTGAAGCAGGTGACCGACTTTGTCGACGAGCATGGGCATGTGATCGCGCTCGAGGGTGCGGGATCGGGCAGCGGCGGAGAGGATGGGCGGCCGTTCGCGCCGCCTGACGACGATTATGACGACGGGTTCGGCGATGCCGGCGGCGCGCGTCCGTCGTGGCGGGATCGCGATTGATGCTTGCCCTTTCCCCCGTTGGCGCGGCGGCGCCACCCATTCGATCCTTCCAATGCGGAAGGATGGTGGAAGCTTTGGCGGAAGGGTCAGCGGGCTGTTTTCTGCGGCTTTGGAAAGGTCGGAAGGGTTGCCGAGATGATTTCCCGTAGGTGCGGGCGCACGGGCGCGGGCATGCGCAGGCGCGATCAAAATATCATTATAACCCTTCCAATCCTTCCATTTTGAGAAAGGAGATAAGTAAATGTCAGATTATAAAGAGAAAGTTGGAGGAAGGGTTGCCATTGGGTCGGTTCCGCAAGCTTCCGTTGCGGTCGTTGACCCTTCCACGGGCGAAAACTGATGGTTTCCATTCGACGCTCGGGCGCTGCGGCCGTCGCTATCCGGATCGATCCGGCCCCTATCGAGCTCGTCGTGCCATCGTCGCGCGAGAGCCTGGAGGAGCAGATGGTCGAGGCGGTGCGGTTGTCGTGGAAGCTGCGCGATCCGGACGGCGGCGGCTCGCCCTTCGCGGCCGACGGGCCATGGCACCTGATGCAGCGCGACCTGCGCGCCGGGGACTATGATGCTCGCGGTGGAGATATGGACGACGCGCCCGCGCCGTCGCTGCGTCTCGGCGCCGTCGATCTGGCGCAGATCGAACAGGCCGGGCGCTGGCTCCAGCTGCTCGTCGATCGGCCGACCCGTGCGGGGCAGACGTCGGCGGCGAGCGACGGCGCGATCGTCGCCGCGGTGCTGCGCCAGCGCGCCGCGGGGAATAGCCAGATTAGTTGGGCGCGCGTGTTGCGAGCCGTGGGACTGACGCGCGGACAGGACGGCCTTGCCTATCGATATCGGCGTGCGATGGCGTGGCTGGCCGAGCAGGTGGTGAAGGCTTGACGGGCCAGCTTCCGAATAGGGAACAATCTAAGTGATTGGAGTTCTGCCTTAAACATGGTCAAGGTATAAAGGTCTTTATACCCCCCAAATTTCTTACGCACGGATTTGGCCCGAAAATGCTACCTAGATCAGGCATCGTGGTGGCGGTGCGTCCCGGCGGCTAGCGGGGTGAATCGGCACCGTGGCAACCTCCCATGAACCTCGACGGGCGCATCGGCTTCGGCCTTTGCGCCCGTTGCGTTTTGAGAGGGTGGATTGGAGGGCAAGGTGGGATCGGGATTGAAGCCGATGCTGCCTCTGCTGAAGCCGTTGGCACCGATGCTGACGCCGATGGCCAAGGTCGCGGACAGCTTCTACACCTCCCCCGAATGGCGGGCGCTGGTCGGGGAGATCAAGCGGCAACGCGGCAAATGGTGCTCGCGGTGCGGGAACGTCGGTCGGATCATCGGCGACCATGTCGTCGAGGTAAAGGACGGCGGTGCGTTGCTGGACCCGGCGAACATAGAGCTGCTGTGCATTGGATGCCACAACCGCAAGACGGCGCAGGCGAAGGCAAGACGGGCAGGGCGATAGGGGGGGGTGGTCAAAACCTCCCAAGGCCTCAACCCCTTGTAACCGCCTCCCCTGCATTCGGAGATTTTTTTCTATGTCGGAGGAATTTCGGGGGGTCGATCTGTTCGGCGAGCCGCTTCCTATCGATAAGCCGCGTGGTCGCGGGCGTCCGGAGCATGTATGGACGCAAGAAAAATCGCATAAAGTCAGTCTGTTATTCGCCATGGGTCGCGGTGAGGATGACGCGGCGGCGGTGCTGGGGATTTCGAAGACGACGCTGCGGAAGCATTATTTTTCCGAAGTCGCGGGGCTGCGCGCTGCCAAGCTTCGGCTGAAGGCGAAGACGTGGATGCACCTTTCGGACGAAGCCGCCAAGGGCAATGTCGCGGCGGCCAAGGAGCTGTTGAAAGAGATGGAGCGCGGATCGATGATCGGCGCTTCGGCGTTCGATAAGGCGCGCCAACCCAAGCGCGTGAAGAAGGGCAAGAAGGAGGAGGCGCTGGAACAGGCGCGCGCGGCGGGGCAGGGCGGAAAGTGGGACGGTCTGATGGGGTCGCCCGCCGGCGAGGCGTGACCTGAACGATGGCGGCGCCTAGCGGCGGGTGGGATTTTTCCTGCACCGATTGGCCGGTAAGGCTGGCAGCGGGGCAGTCGCTGATACCCGATCTGCCGCTCGACGCGGCGATCGCGGCGCGCGCGGTCCGGATATTTGACAACCTGCAGCTGCCCGATGTGGGCGGCAAGCCGGAAATGCGCGTGGCGGCGGGCGACTGGATCCGCGAAATCGTTGCTGCCCTGTTCGGGTCGGTCGACGATACGGGGCGGCGCTGGGTGAACCAGCCGTTCCTGCTGGTGCCGAAAAAGAACAGCAAGACGACGAACGGCGCGGCGATCATGGTCACCGCGTTGTTGATGGAAGAGGAGCCCAACCAGAAATTCTTCCTGTTCGGACCGACGAAGGAAATCGCGCAGCTGGCGTTCGACCAGGCGTGCGGGATGATCGAGGCCGACCCGGATTTGACCGCGCGGTTCCATATCGCGACGCATATGAAGTTGATCACCGACCGGGTGACGGGGTCGAAGCTGAAGGTGCAAACTTTCGGTGAGAAGGTGGCGACGGGCGGTATTCCGAAGGGAATGCTGATCGACGAAGTCCACTTGCTCGGCAAGGATCACAAGGCGCAGCGGGTGCTGGGTCAGCTGACCGGTCAGATGATCACGCGGCGCGACGCGTTCCTGGTCATGATAACAACGCAGTCGGACGAGCCGCCGGCGGGTGTGTTCAAGGAGAACCTGGACCTCGCAAGGGCGATCAGAGACGGTCGGGTTACCGGCGATGCGGCGACGCTGTTGCCGATCCTGTACGAGTTTACCGAGGAATTGCAGACAGCAAAGCCGGGCAAAGACGGCAAGCGGCCCTGGGAAAATCCGGCTCTGTGGCACATGGTGCTACCGAATCTGGGCCGCTCAATCACGCTCGACATTTTGGTCGCAAAATTTGCCGAGGCGAAGGCCAAGGGCGAGGGGGAGTTGCGGCGTTGGGCGTCGCAGCACCTGAATATCGAGATCGGGCTGGGCATGCATTCCGCGCGCTGGCGTGGTGCCGATCATTGGGAAGGCGCCGAGGATCCCGAGCTGGTTTCATGCTCGCTTGCGCAGTTCCTCGACCGGTGCAGCGTCGTTGTCGCGGGTGTCGACGGCGGCGGGCTTGACGATCTGTACGGGCTCGCGCTGGTCGGTCGATGCAAGGTCACCGGAGAGTGGCTGGTGTGGGCGCGGGCATGGGCGCACCAAAGCGTGCTCGATTTGCGCAAGGATATCGCTCCGCGGTTGCTGGACTTTGTCGCCGATGGCGACCTGATCCTGACCGAGGGCGACGCCGATATCGAGGAGATCGCGGCGCTGTTGAAGCAGGTTCGCGACAGTGGTTTGATGCCGGAAAAGGCGGCGGTCGGCCTGGACCCGCAAGGGATCGGCGTGCTGGTCACGCGCCTGCGCGACGAGGATATCGGGTTTACCGACGACCAGTTGGTGCCGGTGGGACAGGGTTTTCGCCTGTCGTCAGCGGCGTGGTCGTCCGAACGCAAGCTGGCCGACGGCACGATGTGGCACGCCGGGCAGGCGATGCTGACATGGTGTGTCGGCAACGCGAAGGCCGAGCAGGCCGGGAATGGGGTTTACATCAGCAAGGCGGTTGCCGGGAAGGCGAAGATCGACCCGCTGATCGCGATGCTGAACGCCGTGAAGTTGATGGAGCGAGGGCCGGTCGCACAGACCGTGCACGTTTCACCCTATGCTTCGCGCGGTTTCTTGAGGGTTTGAAGGGAAGCGCATGGGTTTGTTTCGGGACTGGGTGGGCGGGCTTCTTGCCGGCACCGCCACAGTCGCGCCCGGACCCCGCGCGTCTAGCGATGGCGGCGTGATCCTCGCGACCTCGCAACAGATCGACGACTGGATGCGCGCGCGCGGCGAGAGCGTCGGCGGATCGGTCGACCAAGCGATGCGGGTCGCTACGGTGTTTGCCTGCGTTCGAGTGATTTGCGGTCCGGTCAGTACATGGCCGATGCAGGTCAAGCGGCGGGTCGATGCGCGGACGCGGGAGGATGCGAGCGATCACAGCCTGCATGCGGTAATTAACCGCAAGCCGAACCGTTGGCAGAAGCCGGCGCAGTTCAAGAAAATGATGCAGGCGCACGTCCTGCTGCGCGGCAATGCCTATGCAGTGATCACGCGGGGTGTCGGCGGTAGAGTCATCGCGCTGACGCCGCTGCATCCGGATCGGGTTGAGGCGAAGCAGCGCGACGACCAGTTTATGGAATATCACTACACGCCGAAAAACGGCGGCAAGGTGATTTTCGAGCAGGGCGAGATCCTTCACCTGTTCGGGCTCACGCTCGACGGGATCAAGGGCGTTTCGGTCCTGACCTATGCGCGCGAGACGATCGAAGAATCTCGCGCGATGGCCAGCCACGGCCGTTCGATGTTCAAGAATGGTGCGAGTGTGTCGGGCGCCTTCAAGCTGCGCGATGGCGCATCGCTGACGGACGAGCAGCACGAGCGACTGAAAGCCGATGCCGACGAGTTCCGCGAAGGCGGCGCGCGGCAGGGCGGGTTCATCATCCTGGAAGACGGGATGAGCTTCGAGCAGATCGGCCTGAGTGCCGAAGATGCCGAATGGATCGATGGGCGCAAGTTCACGCGTACCGAGATCGGCATGTTCTTTGGGGTACCGCCGCACATGTACGGTGACACCGAAAAGTCGACGAGCTGGGGCACGGGGATCGAGTCGCAGACCCAAGGCTTCGTGACCTTCACCGAAGAAGATCATTTCGTGATGTGGGAGGAAGGGTTGAACGGCGATTGCCTCGACCCCGACCGGAACCCTCAAGACAAAGGAATTTACGTCCGCATCAATCGCAACGCGCGAGTGCGCGGCGACATCAAGACGCGTTGGGAATCCTATCAGAAGGGCCTGCAGTGGGGCGTGTTGTCGCCCAACGATGTGCGCGAACTCGAGGACATGAACCCCCGCGAGGGGGGCGACATCTACTATCCGCCGCCGAACATGACGGCCCCGACCGGAGAAAATGAAAATGTCTCTGCGTAAACCTCCGCAGGCGAAAGCTCCCGCGAAGCCGCAGAATTTCCAATGGGACGCGCCGAGCGATGTGCTGGCCCGGTGGGCCGAGCAGCCGCTGGCAGCGGCCGATGATGGCGACACGGTCATCAACATGTTCGACGTCATCGGGTACGACTGGTGGGACGGCGGGGGCGTCACGGCGAAATGGGTCAATGACCAGCTGCGCGCCGCGAACGGCCGACCGGTCATGGTGAACATCAATTCGCCCGGCGGCGACATGTTCGAAGGTATCGCGATTTATAACCTGCTCGCCAATTATCCGGCGCGGGTGACGGTCAACGTGGTGTCGCTGGCGGCAAGCGCGGCATCGATCATCGCGATGGCGGGCGACGAAGTCCGCATGGCGACCGGATCGTTCCTGATGATCCATAACTGCTGGGTCGTGGTGATCGGGAATCAGAACGATCTGCGCGATGCGGCCGATCTGTGCACGACCTTCGACGCGGCGCTGGCCGACATTTACGAAGAGCGGGTCAGCATCAAGCGCGACGAGATTGTCGCGATGATGAACGCCGAGACTTTCATTTCACCAAAGGATGCGATCGCGAAGGGTTTTGCCGACGCGATGATGGACGCCGCCGAGGTCGAGGCGAAGGCCAGCAACAAGATTGACGGTACGATTGTCGCCCGCCGCCGCGTCGAGGCGGCGCTGGCCCGTGCCGATGTTTCGCGCAGTGATCGTCGTCAGATGATCGCGGCGCTGGGTGCCCCGCGCGATGCAAGCACCCAACCCGACGCCCAGCGCGATGCAAGCGTCATCACCGGGCTGCACAGCCTGCTTTCGACCATGACGGGCGGCTGAGCCCGAACGGAGTAACCGACATGAAGATGTTTGCATTTCTGGCTGTGGCGCTCGCCACGGCCTTCCTCATCATGCCCGAAGCCGCGATGGCGGCAACGGGAGCCATGGCGCATGGCGCCGATCCTATCGCCTATACGGCGATGTCGGCGATCCTCGCCGTTTCGCCCAGCATCGAAACGCCGCGCGTGCGCGGCATCCGAGCGATCCGCAACGAGGGCGATCTGAACAAGGTGCTGGCCGAGCTGAACCGGGGGTTCGAGACGTTCAAGGCCGAACAGGAAGCGCAGATGGCTGCGCTGAAAAAGGGTGTCGACGACGTCGTAAGTGCCGAGAAAATCGAGCGCATCAATAACGATATCAGCAACCTCACCAACCTGGTCGAGGAAGCCAAGGCGGCGATCGATGCGGCGCGGATCGGCGGTGCCGGCAACGGCCCGTCGGCCGAAGCGCGGGCGCATGCCGAAGCTTACCAGGCGTGGATGCGCCGCGGTACCGACCCCGCCAACGGGATGCGTGTGCTCGAGGTCGGCGCGGCGCTGACCACCGACAGCGATCCGGACGGCGGCTATCTGGTCCCGGCGGCCGTCGAAGCCGATATCGAGCGTGTGCTGGGGGCGGAATCGGCAATGCGCGCGATTGCGAATGTCGTGATCGTCGGCGCCGGCGGATGGGAAAAGCCGGTCAACTTTGGCGGCGCTACGTCCGGCTGGGTTGGAGAACGCGATACGCGACCCGAAACCGGAACGCCGCAGCTCGGAGTGTTGGGCCTGTCGTGGGGCGAAATCTATGCCAACCCCGCGGTGACCCAGCGGATGCTCGATGATGGCATTTTCGATGTCGAGGCCTGGCTGGCGGACGAGGTCGGTATCGAGTTCGCCGAAGAAGAGGGTGCCTCGTTCATCACCGGCAACGGCACCAACAAGCCGCGTGGTTTCCTGTCGTACACCAATGTGGCGAACAGCAGCTATGAATGGGGTAAGCTGGGTTATATCGCGTCGGGCGCCGCGGCGAACTTCGCTACCCCGACGACTTCGGTGTCGCCGGCGGATGCGTTCGTCGACCTGTATCATTCGCTGAAGTCGGGCTATCGCAACGGCGCGTCGTGGCTGATGAACGACCTGACGGTCGGGTCGATCCGCAAGTTCAAGGCAGCCGATGGCGCCTGGCTGTGGGCGCCGCCGACGTCGGAGGCGCCGCCGACGATCCTGGGCAAGCCGCTCTATACCGACGATAATATGCCGACGGTGGCGGCCGATGCCTTCGCGGTCGCGTTCGGCAACTTCAAGCGCGGCTATACCATCGGCGATCGCTTCGGTACGCGGACGCTGCGCGATCCCTACACCAACAAGCCCTTCGTCCACTTCTATTCGACGAAGCGCGTCGGCGGCGCGGTGACCAATTTCGCGGCCATCAAACTGATGAAGATCGCGACCAGCTGACCGGGCGGGGCGAGGCCCCTGGCCTCGCCCCTTCCATCTCCGAATTTCGAAAGGATCGTAAGATGAAGGATCTTCACAGCAACATCGGGCTGGCACTGCTGATCGAGGCGGCTGTCCTGTCCGCAGACAATACGCCGCTCGCCGTCGATCTGCAGGGCTTTGATGCCGCTGAAATTGCGCTGCTCATTGGTGTCGGCGGCATCACGTTCACGGGGTCGAACAAGATCGAATTCAAGCTGACGCACAGCAACGATGGCACCAATTACGATGCGGTCGAGGCGAAGGACGTGCTGGGCGAGGCTTCGGTCGGTTCGGGCGGGATCATCAAGGCGCTGATCGCGGCGCACGCGTCGTCGGCGGCGTATCGCTTCGGTTATGTCGGCGGGCGACGGTATCTGAAGCTGCTGGCGGATTTCAGCGGCACCCATGGTTCTGGCACGCCGATCGCCGCCGCGGTGATCAAGGGCCATCCGCACGTTGCGCCGGTCGCGAACGCGGCCTGATGCGCGGGCGCGCGCCGTTCACTCCTTGGCGGCGCGCGCCCCTTCCTCTTTATAGCCCGAAGGATCGGCGATGATCTTTACGCTCGACATAGCGGCGATGCCCGCCGGCTATGGCGAGGCGATTCTGCCGGTGGCGTTGGCCAAGGCGCATCTTCGTGTGCTGGAAGACGATGACGACGACCTGATCGAGGCGCTGCGCGATGCGGCAATCGAGATGGTCGAGCAATATACCGGACTGGTTCTGGGACCGCGCACCGGCGACGGGGCGCTGGTTTGGCGGGCAGAGTGCCTTCCGGTCAACGGGCCGGTCCTGCTGGCCCGGCGCCCGATCCGTTCGATCGTGTCGATAACGCATCTGGATGCAGTGGGCGACGAGCAGGCGATCGACGTCGATACCGTCCGGATCGTCGACCAGGACCGCATCGTTCCGAAGTGGAAGCAGTGGCCGAGCGGTGTTTCGGGCGAGGTCGTGGTGACTTTCGAGGCCGGGCTTGACCAAGAGGCGGCGCCCGCGTCGTTGCTGGCGGCCGCTCGCATGTTCCTGGCAACGCTTTACGCGCAGCGCGAAACGGTGGTCACCGGGACGATCGTCGGCGAGCTACCGCACGGGTTCAAGATGCTGTGTGCTCCCTATCGGCGTCTGCGCGTCTGATGCTCGCGGCGGCGCAGTATGACCGGCGGGTCAAGTTCTGGCGGGTTACGGCGGCGCGCGACGCGGCGGGGGTCGAGACATCGACGCTGGCGCTGATCTGTGAAGCCTATGGCAAAGCCAGCTATGGCAGCAATGCCGACCGGCGCGTCGCGGCAGGAACCGAAGCGGGGCAGACGGTGACGGTCCGGGTGCGGTCGACCGCCAACCTGCGGACAGTGAAGGTGACTGATCGGATGGAGCTTCGCGGCGACGCGGCCGTCTATTCGATCGAGGGCGTCGTGCCGGTCGGCGCGGGCGCGGGCGATATCATCCTGACCGGTTTGTCGGCGAAGGGCGCGGGGGCGTGACGAGATCATTGGGGACGTTCGGTTTCGACGACCTCGAGCGGAACCTGGCGCAATTGGAGGATCCGAAGCTGGCCGATCGTATCGGCGTGCAGGCGGGCGGGAAAGTGATGCGCGGCACGGTTTTACCCGCGATCAAGGAAGCATTGCCGGTGGGGACGCGGCCAACCCTGCGCCGCCGTCGGCGTAAGGACGGCAGCGTGGCCGAGTCCGATTATGGGCGCGTCACGACCAATATTCGGGTGAAGAAAATCCGCAAGCCAGCGGGGCGGCAGACGCTGTTGTGGACGGTCACCACCGACGCCGCTTTCTGGTGGTGGATGAACGAGTTCGGGACGATCAGCCAGCCGGCGAACCCGGTGATCCGCACCACGTGGGCGCGGGTCGCGCCCGACATGCCGGTGCAAATCGGGCAATTGCTGTTCGCGGGGATCGACCGGGCGATGCGGAAGAAGTTCGGCACACCCGACGCGACAGGGCGGAGCACGTAAATGGAACTGGCGATGATCGCGCGGTTGGCCGGATGCGCGCCGATCGCGGCGATACTGGCGAGCGGCGAAGCGGTCGGCTGGCACGAGCGCCCCGCGTCGCTCGGCTTTCCGTCGATCTCGCTGACGGATGCGTCATCGGGCCGCGAATATACGCACGACGGGCACGACGGCCTGGATCGTCCGCGGGTTCAGTTCGACCTGTGTTCGCTGGACGCGGTGACGTTGATTGCCCTGCGCGACGCGGTGCGGGCCGAGATGGAGCAGGCGCGGGACATCGGGGCGGTGCGGTTCCACGTGGCGATGGAAGTCAGCCATTTCCGCCCGCCGCCCGAGACATTGCCCGACGGGAAGCGCGTGTACCGGATCACGCAAGAGTGGGAATTTTTCTGGGAATCGGTGAGTTAGGAAAGGATGGAACGATGACGGCAGCCAATGCAAAGGCCGCATTCGGTATCGAATTGTGGATGGTTCCCGACGGCGAGACGCTGGCGAAGTTGACCGAGCTGGTCACGCTGACCCCGCCGCCGGTGACGCGGGGTACGATCGATGCAACGACGCACGACAGCGCGGGCGGTGCGATGGAAAAGATCGCATCGGGCGTGTACGAGGTCGGCGCGATTTCGGGGCAGGTCCACTATGTCCCCGGCAGCACGGCCGACATCGCGTTTCGAACGGCGATGACGGGCGGGGTCTTGCAGGATTTCAAGATCGTGTTCCCCGTCGGATCGCCGAAAAAGAACCTGACGGGTTCGGGCTTCCTGACGCAGTATGAGCCGCAAGACGCGCCGGTCGACGGCAAGCTGGTCGCCAACATCACGATCACGCCGACGGGCGCCGTGACGGCGGGCGCCGAGGCGGCCTGATGACGCTGTTCGAAGCGGAGCCGGGTGACGCCGAGCTCGAAGTCTTTGCGGCGGTCGCGCCTGAAGTGAAGTTCAAGATCGGCGCCGACGAATTCGTGCTGGTGTTCAGTTCGGAGGCGATCGTCGCGTTCGAGCGTGAAGAGCGTTACGCGATCCTTGACGGCATCACCCACCTGTCGGCGGTGCTGGCAAAAGAGGTGACGCCGCAGCTGACGCTGATCGCGTCGATGATCCTCGCGGGGATGCAGCGTCATCACCCGCGGGTCACGCACGGATGGTGTCTGACGAATGCGCTGCGTCCGCACGTCTTGCGGGCGCTGTTCACCGCCTTGCTGAAGGCGATGCCGGCGGCGCAGGATCCCGGTGACGAGCAGCATTTCGTGGGCGATACGGACCCTATCCCGCCGGCGGGCGTGAAACGCAAATCGGGCAAGGACGCTTCTGGGACTGGTCGACGCTCCTCGAAAGCTGGGTCGAGGCGGGCGAAGGGCTGACCGCCTTTCTGGTCGCAACGCCGCGCCAGATCGTCCTCGTCGTCAATGCCTATCAACGCCGTCGGGCTTGGCTGGCGTGGCACAGCGGGCTGGTTGCCAACGGCAGCATCCGCCGGTTCGAGGACCTGATACCCGATCGGCGTGCCGAAGCGCGAGAGGCGGCGGCCGATCGGCGCGCGGTGAAGAACGAACACGCATTTCTGACCTGGTACGCATTGCTGGGCGGTTTCGAGGAACAGGGAAAGGGGACTGACGATGGCGGGTAAAAGCCTGATCGGCGCGCTGCGCGTCACGCTGGGGCTCGACTCCGCTGAATTTACCAAGGGCGCGGCGAAGGCCAAGCAGGAAGTCACAGCGATGCAGCGCGGGTTCGGCGCGTTGAAGGGCGCGGTCGCGGGAATGATCGGGATGATCGGCGTCGACCTGGTGAACGATCTGCGGGCGCTGGCGCGCGAATCGATCGGCGCCGTCGGCGGGCTTGGTGAGTTGGCGGCGCAGATCGGGGTGTCAACGGACGCTTTGCAGTCGCTGCGCTACGCCGCGTCGCAGACGGGCGTGTCGGACGAGGAGTTGGAGAAGAGCCTGTCGCAATTGACCCGCCGCCTTGGCGATGCCGCGGCGGGGGCAAAGGAGCCGGCGAAGGCGTTCAAGGCGCTGGGCGTCGATATCCGCGACGCCGCGGGCAATGTTCGCCCGACCGAACAGGTGCTCCTTGATGTCGCGGACGGGCTGTCGAAGATCAAGACGCCGGCGGAGCAGGCGGCGATCGCAGTCGACCTGTTCGGCAAGTCGGGGATGACGATGATCCCGATGCTGAAGGAAGGCAAAAAGAGCCTCGAAGAATATATGCGGACCGCGAAGGAAATCGGGGTCGTCATCGACGAGGCGACGATCGCGAATGCGGATGCCGTAGACGACCAGCACACTGCAAATGATCGTGTGGTGAAAATGAAGATCGACAAGATGTTCGCCGAACAGGCGAGCACGATGGCGGCGATCGAGGTGCGATGGGCGCAATTCAAGGTCGGCCTGCTCGACGGGCTGGGCGCCAGCATGGAGGCGATCGGCACGGTGTTCGGCGCCGTTGAACGGAATTTCCATGCTTTCGCCAGCACACTTCTGACGGCGCGGGAAAATGTGCTGCGCTGGTCGGCGCGGATCGGCGACGCAGTATCGGGGCTGCCGGCGCGCGTGATCGGATATATGCAGCGACTGGTGACCGGGGTGCAGCAATGGCTGGGCACCAGGCTGAACGCCGTATTCGACGGGGTGAAAAAGAAGGTCGATGCCGCGGGGCAGTGGTTTTACGACCTGTACGACAAGGTCGTCGGTCACAGCTATATCCCCGACATGGTCGACGAGATCGGCCAGCACATGCGGCGGCTGGATGCCGAACTGGTCGCGCCGACGTCGAAAGCGACGGTCGCGGCGGCGGAACAATTTCGCGCTTTGCAACAGGAAGTTTCGTCGATCCTCGACCGGCTGTTCCCCGAAAATGCGGAACGCAACAGGTTCGAGGGGGAACTGGCGACGCTGAACCAGTATTTCGACACGCTGATCAAGCGCGGCGGGAACGCGCTGACGGTCGAGCGGCAGCGTGCGGCCGCCGTCAGCGCCCTGCAGCGCGCTTACCTCGGGCTGAACCGCGACGGCCCGGGCGGCGTGGGGTTCGACGCGTCGCGGATCGAATCGACGATCGGCGGCAAGTCGATCGAAGAGATGAGCGAAGAGATTGCCGACCGGGCGGGCACCGCGCTGGACATGACGAAAAAGCGCGCCGACACGATGCGGGTTCAGGTCGTCGACAGTTTTGCGCAAATGGTCGACGGGTCGCTGCGCGAACTCGACCGGTTCATCGGCGGGATCAAATCGGGCAACTGGCTGGACATCGTCGGCGGGCTGTTGAGCACGATCGACAGCATCGCCGCGGCGATGTCGGGGGGCAAGGGCACGAGCTTCGGACCGTTCACATTCGGTAACCGCAGCGGCGGGGGCACGCCCGGTTTCGCCAGTGGGGGGGCGATGCGGCTTGGTGGATTTCCCGGCATCGACCGCAACCTGCTGTCACTGAACGGCCGCCCGCTGGCGCGCGTGTCGGCGGGGGAGTCGATGGAAATTCGCCCCGCCAACGATGGCGGCGGCATGGGGCGCGGCCGCATCGACCTGTTCGTGCATCCGTCGGGCGAGTTCGACACGCGCACCGCGGCGACGGCCGACCAGCGGATCGCGGTGCACGCGCCGAATATCCAACGGTCCGCGGCGTCGATGGCGGTCGGGCAATTGTCGCGCCGCGCATCCTATTCGCTGGACGGGTGACCGATGGCTGTCGTGGACTTGCCTGCGTCGCCGGGACCGGTGGACGTCGATTTCATCCCGATCAGTTTCGACGACGTGTTGACCCCGCCCGAAGGCGCGGCCGAGCAGCAGATCAACCGGCTGGGCGATCGATGGGCGGTCATGGTCCAGCTGCCCCCGCTGACGCTGGAGCAGGCCCGCGAATGGTCAGCGCGCCTGGTGCTGGGAGGAAAGAGGGGGGCGCGGTGGCAGTTACGGCAATTGGGGTTGCGCATCGGGGCGCCGGGCACGCCGCGCATCGCGGGTGCTGACCAGTCGGGATACTCGCTTACGGTCGACGGCATGACGCCGTTCGCGGGCTGGTCGATCGGCCAGTTCGTGTCGATCGTTACCGACGGCGTCGGCTATCTCTATCACTTCGCAGAGGCGGGGAATGCCGACGCCGACGGCGATGCGACCTTTGTTTTCGATACGCCGCTGCGCTTTCCGCATGAGGATAATGACGTGATCGATTTCATGCCGCGGATCGAAGGGCGGTTGGTCGGCGACGCGCGGAGCTGGAAAGTCAATGCGATGCGGCTGGGCGAATGTGCGTTCGGCATTCAGGAAACGGAATAGGGCGATGGTGCTGACGGCCCGCCGCCTGACGATGGTCGCGATGATGAAGATCGAGTTTCCGACGCGCACGGTTCGCCTGTGCGACGGGGGCTTCATCGACTTCGACAGCGGCTCCGGCGCCGAGCGATACCTGTCGCGTGACGCGGTTTTCGGCACGGTTGCGGATATGGAGGCGATCGAGGATGAAATGGGCGATATCGCGCCGGGCACATCCTTCGCACTGTTTCCCAGCCCGACGGCCGACCTGGCCGACATATTCTATCCCGCCATGCAGGGGAGCCGTGTTCGGCGCTGGTGGGGCGAGGTCGACAGCGACATGAAGACCGTGTCGACGGCCGAGCTGCTGGCGGACGAGCTGATCAACGTGCCGACGTGGAACCCCGACGCGTGGCGTCTGGATTTCCAGATGATGGGGCGGGGCCACCGTCTGTTCCTGCGTAACGAAGGCAATGTGTGTTCGTCGTCATCGCACCAGCGTTTTTGGCCCGGTGAGCGCGGTTTCGACAATTGCACTGATACGCCGGGACAGGTCGCGTGGGGAACCGAATCGCCGCCATCTTCGAACATCTATGCGGGCGCAGGCGGCGGGGTCACCGTGCCGCGCGGCGGCGGCGTCGGCGACGGCATCAATCGGGGCGTCCGGCTGGTATGACCCGACTGAATTGGGCGCAGCGCGCCGCGCGTACCGACAAGGTGCTGGCGCGCTTCCGCGCACGCGCGTTCGACTGGAACGGTGCGAGCTGCATCCACCTGGCGCGGGCGCAGGCCGTGGCTATGGGGCACCGGGTGCCGAGCCTGGGGCGCATCCGGTCGGCGCTCGACGCGCGCGCGGCGCTGAAGGCGCAGGGATGCGACCGCATCGACGAGCTTCTCGACGGGCTGTTCCCCCGCGTGGCGCCGCTGGGCATGTGGGTGGGCGATCTCTGCATCTTGCGCGGGGACGGTGCCGAGGATCCGGCGCTGCCCGCGATCTGTATCGGCGACGGGCAGGGCAATTTGTTCGGATGGCACGACGTCGATCCGTCGAGGCTGTGGGCAATCAAATTCGCGATGGCCGATGTCGCGGGGGCGTGGCGGCTGTGAGCAAGGTGTTCAGGGCGATCGGCAAGATCAGCGCGGTCGCATCGACGGTGCTGTCATTCGTTCCGGGGATGCAGCCAATCGCCGCGGCGCTGGCGGTCAATGCGGCGTTGATGTCGACCGCGGCGAAGCTGACGGCCAAGGCACCGCCGGCAAAGGGCCAGATCAACGAAAGCCTGATCGGTGCGAACAACCCGCTGCCGTACCTGATCGGCCGCACCTATTCGGGCGGCGTGCAGGTGCATGATGTCGGTTATGGCGGCACGGTCGACAAGGTCGCGAACCCGTATCGCTTCATGCCGATGGTCTATTCGTGTGCGGGTCCGGTGCAGGGGCTGGAAGCGATCCAGCTCGATTTCGAAACAGTGCCGGTCAGCGGCAATGCGGCGACGGGATATTATGCGGGTTTCCTTTACCGCGACGTCCAGCTTGGCGCGACGCCCGAAAGCAACGCGCTGGCGGCGCAATGGGGAAGTCCGCCGGGATGGGGCAGTGCCTACAAGCTGTCGGGCTTTGCCGCGATCGGCTGGTCGTTCAAATTCGACAAAAAGGGCAAGGTGTTCGCGCAGGGCATCGCGGCGCGCGGGGCGATCTGGAACGGGGTTTCGACCTATGATCCGCGCAAGGACAGCACCCGCCCCGGCGGATCGGGGTCGCACCGGATCGATGACGAATCGACGTGGGACTTTGACGGCCTCGAATGCCCGGCGCTCAGCTCGCTCGCCTATGCCTATGGCCGCTATACCAACGGACTGAAAATCTTCGGCGTCGATCTGGGCGCTGATGCGATCGACATCATGGGCGCGGCGGCATGGGCGAATGTGTGCGACGCCAACGGGTGGAAGGTCGGCGGCACCATCTATGAAGGCAACGGGATCAACAAATGGGATAATCTGAAACGGATTGCCGAAGCGGGCGGGTGCAAGCCAGTGCAGACCGGCGGCTTGCTCACCTGGCAATTCGAAGCGCCGCGCACGCCGCTCGACACGATCACCGCCGCCGACCTCGCCGGGCCGGGGCGATCGGCGCAGGGGTGCCAGCCGTGGGAAACGCGGATCAACACGATCTTCGTCAAATATCGCAGCGAGGCGCACCGATGGGGTTATCCGCAGGCGGATGCGATCGGCGTGTCGGCGTTCGTGACGGAAGACGGCGAACAGAAGGTCGACCAGCGGCAGTTCGACCTGGTGCAGAACCTGGACCAGGCGGTGGAGCTGGGCCTTTACGACCTGTACCAGCGCCGCGAAGCGGGACCGTTCATCGTGCCATGCAAGCCGCGTATGATGATCTATCAGGTCGGCGACGCGCTGACGCTGTCGGCTGCATGCAAATTGTGGCCGACCGACCTGTTGACGATCGTGCGCAAGCGCAGCGTCGATCCATTGAGCGGTATCGTTACGCTCGAACTGATGGGCGAAACGTCGTCGAAGCACGCCGCCATCCTCGGCACGACGGGCGCCGTCGTCGATGCGCCGGTGCTGCCGACGCTGGCGGAAAAGGCGGCGGTCTATGCGCAGAACAGCGACCCGGCGGGTTATGGCGTCGCGTTGATCCAGACCAGCTATATTGCGGGGCTGGGGGGCAGCCCGCTGTCGTCGGCCGACGTGGGTTCGACCGCGTCGATCGTCGCGGCGACGCATGATCGTGTCTATCCCGACCGCACGGTGACCGTGACCGGCGCGACGATCGGCACCGCCTATCCGTTCAGCGCGACCCGCTATGTCTATTACGACGACCCGGATCGCGCGGGTGGCGCTGTGACGTACCAGGTGACCAGCGACGCGGCGACGGCGGCAACCAGCGATGCGAACCCTGACCGGCATTTCGTCGGGTACATCGTCACGGCGACCAATGGCGGCACCGGCACCGGCGGGGGTGGCGGCGAGCCCCCGGGCTGGGGCGGCGGCGGCGGCAATCCGATACCCTGATCGACATGCGACAACAAAGGAACGACGATGGCCGTTGGTGCTGACTTTCGCGCTGCGCTGCGCGCGGCGGGGATCATCTATTACCCGCTGTTCTTCAGCAATTTCGCGCCGCTGCGGCGGCTTTTCATCTTTCAGGGTGTCGACGTGTCGGGGGGCAGCTTCGCCGCGCAGTTGCGGATGCTGCCCGATGCCGGGGGCGGCGCGCTGGCGACGCTGACCTGCGCCGCGTCGCTGGTCGGGGCCGACACGCATCTGGTGATCAGCGCCAGCGAGGCGACGGTCGAGGGACTGCCGGCGGCGGCGGAGCTCGGCCGCAACGCCGAATATCATTGGGATTGCGAGATGACACCGACGGGTGAGGCCAAGCGCAAGATTTTCGCGGGCGAGGCCGTCCGCACGGCAGGGGTGACGCAATGAGTGAATTGGAAATTGCCGGGCAGGCCGTGCGCGTCGTCCTGCCCAACGACATCGCCTATGCCAAGGCGCAGGCCACGCTGGCCGGCGGCTTTGCGGCGCAGGCGTCGACGCTTGCGGAGCAAGCCCAACAATCGGCGGGAATAGCGGCGGCGGTCGCGGCCGAGCGATTTTTCGCAAGCTATGCGGCTGGCAACGCCGCCACTATCGCCGGGCAGTATTTTGCCGTTCTGGCATCCGGCGCATATGACTTCCATCTCCACGGCAACGCCACCCCCGTGGTCAAGCTCCCCGTGCTCGACGGGTCGGGAAATCTGGGTGTCGGCACGTCCAGCCCGACGTCGAAAGTGCACGCGCGGGGCGGCAACGCGACGATGATCACCGTCGAGTCGACAGCTGGATCGTCGTCGGACACGGGGCTGCGGATTCTGACCGCCGAACGCGATTGGCGGGTCGGTCAGAATGTCGGTGCCACCGGTATCGGGGCGCTTGTCCTGTACGACGTCACCGCGGGCGCGCCTCGTTTCGTCATCGACGGCGGCGGAATCGTTCGACCGGGCGGAGCCGGGCAGGATTTCGGCGCGGCGTCCTTCCCCTGGAACAATAGCTATTTCGCGGTCAGCCCGACGATCACGTCGGACCGCACGACCAAGAAGAATATCCGCCCGATTGCCGACAACACGCTCGACGCATGGGCTGATGTCGAATGGGTTCAATATGACCTGATCAGCGACGACAGTCCGCACGTGGGGCTGGTCGCGCAACAGGTGTACGAGGCGCTGGCCGGGCACGATATCGACGCCGTTGCGATCGGGCTGGTTGTTCACGAGGTCACCGATGGCGGAGAGATGTGGATGCTGCGCTACGCCGAATGCCAGGCGATCGAGGCGGCGTATCAGCGGCGCGAGATGGCGGTGCTGAAGGCACAGGTGGCGGCGCTGTGACCCTGCCCCAGCTTATCGGCGGATTGGCCGCCGCCCTCGTGACGCTCGCGATGCTGGCGATCATCTTTCTGGCGCGGGGCGCCCGGTGACCGGGGCGGAGATTGCCGGCACGATCGTCGCCGCGCTGACGCCCGTCGGTGGCGCGATCGGCTTCGTTTGGAACAAGGTCGAAAAGCGGATTGCCGCGCTCGAGCTGAAAGTTTCGGACTGCGAGGCGCGCGAGGATGCCGGGCAGGCGCGACGGGGCACGTTGCTGACGGTGATCGAACTGCTCTGGCAAGAGGTGGAGCGCGCATCGCCGGCGTCGCCCATCCTGCGCCGGGCAAAGCGGCTGCTCGACGGGCTGAAGGTCCTGAACGACGAGGATGGGGCCGATCGGCCCGCCGACTGACATTTCGAACAGCAGGAGAAACATGATGACGACGGAAACCCCGGCGGCGAAGAAGCTCGGCCAGGCCGCCTATGACCGGTATCGCGACAGCAAGCACAAGTCGCGCCGTCCGGTCGGCCAGATCGGCAGCGCCGAGCGCAAGGAACTGGGCCTGCCCGCAAAGGGTGGCGTCGAGGGATCCGCGCTGTGACCCTGTTCGAGATGACGAAGGAGATCCAGCGGCGCGTCGGCGTGGCGCAGGACGGTGTATGGGGGCGTGACAGCGCGGGCGCCGTGCTGACGGCACTGGGCGCCGGCGGTTCGCCAGCGACCGCCATCGCCAGCGGGTCGCCGGTCGACCTTGTTTCGGTCCGCATCTTGCGCGCGGCCTGTCCCGAACGAAGCGAAGCGCAATTGCTGCCGTGGGTAGGGCCCATCAAGGCGGCCTGTCGCAGGTTCGATATCGACACGATCCGGCGTGTCGCCGCCTTCATTTCGCAGATGGCGCACGAATCGGGACTGATCCCCGGTCGCGAAGAGGATCTGCGATATTCGGCGAAGCGGATGGCGGAGGTATGGGCGCGCTATGCGGTCAATCCCGGCGCGAAGCCCAAGGATCGCCAGCCGAACGCACTGGCGCAAAAGCTGGCGGCCGCCGGTCCACAAGCGATCGCGAACGACATCTACGCCAATCGGATGGGCAATGGTCCGCCGGCCTCTGGCGACGGCTGGAAGAATCGAGGTGCGGGCCCGGGGCAGCTGACAGGCGCCGACAATTGGCGCGCCTTCGCAAGGGCCATGGGGATGACGCACGACGAGGCGCTGGCCTTTGGCCGCACCGTCGAAGGCGGCGTCATGGCCTTCGCCTGGTTCTGGGAAGAGAACGACATCAACCGGCTCGCCGACACGCCGGGGGTCGAGGATGAAACGCGCCGCATCAACGGTGGGCAGCACGGCGTCGACGACCGCCGCGCCCGCATGAACCGGACGGTCGCGGCATTGATCGAAGCGGAGAAAGGGCAATGAAATTGATCGACACCCCGAACGGATGGACGAAGCTGTGGAGCGTGCGCCTGGCTGCCTTGGCGGGCTCGCTCGCGACCTATCTGGTTGCCTTCCCCGATCAGCGCGACGCGCTTCTGGCGCTGATCCCCGATGGCCCGTGGCGCGTGCTCGCCGCATTCGGTTTCGGCTTCGTCGTGTTCGCCGTCCCGACGGTGACCCGGCTGGCGCAGCAGCCGACGAAGGGAGGCGGCAATGGCGACGATCGGCGCGATTGAGCTTCGCTTGCGGGCGGGGTTTGTCAAAGCACCTTGGTGGGGCCTGATAAAGCTTGTCGGCGGCGCGTTGGTGCGGATGGGTGCCTGCCCCGATGCCGTCGTGCGGATGGCCATGCCCTTCTCGGGCTTGCTGTGGATCCGGGCTGACGAAGGCGGGCGGCGTTTCATTCTGCCGCGCGACACCGAACGGCCGAAGCACAATCCCTTTGCCTGTAAATCATGTCTCGAAGCAATGGAGAAACCCGATGCGTAAAACCCTTATCGCGGCCTGTGCCGCGCTATCGCTGTCGATCGCCGCATGCGCGCCCGGCGCCGGTATCAAATCACCCGCGCCACTGGCGCAGACGACGGCCGACGAAAAGGCGCTGATCGTGGCGGTCGACACATTCGACGTGCTGTTGACTGCGATTGACGGGCTGCGTGATAGTGGCGTGCTGGTGCCGGGTTCGCCGCGCGCGCTGCGCGTCCAGTCGTTGATCCGCACGGCGCAGGCGGGGTTCAATACCGCCCGCGGTGTTCAACGCGGCCTGTCGACCGAGAATCCGGTAGCCGCGCTGGCCAGCGCATCCAGCGCGATCGCCGAAATTTCCGCAATCCTGAAAGGGGCAAAGTGATGGAATACAAGAAACTCGCCGGCGACCTGATCGGCATGATCACCGCCGCCGCGCCGCTCGTCGGACTGGGCGAAGAGGTCGAGGCGGCAAAGGCTCTGATCCGGCATGGCAAGGATGCGGCGGCGCGGTTAAAGCCGCTGCTGGGGTCCGACGATGCCGCGGCGCTGGACACGGCTCTGGACGCTGCCTTTGCGCGGATGAATGCGCACGCCGACCGCACCGCCGATTCACTGGACTGACAGCGTGTCGGCGCCCGCCGCCAGGTTGGACGCTTTCCACTTCATCGAGTAGCGGCGCGGGCGGCCTGCGCCTTGATCCGATCCTTGGCGCGCTCTGCGTCGGCGCGATCGCCGAACGGCCCGTCAGCCAGCACCGCTACGCCGGCGAACGAAGCGATCGCCGCGGGATTGTCGCGCTCCCACCGCTCGCGCCGCACGACGACGAACTGGCCGGCGATTTCGTCGACCGTCAGCCACTGGCGGAAATTCTTAATCATTCCCTCTTTCGTTTTTTGAGCGCGGCGATCAGCTTTGCCGACGCGCGGTCGGCGATGTCGTCGTCGCGCCGCTTTTTCTTGCCGCGCATCCCGTGGAAGAAACCCTCGACCAACAAGGATGGGGCGTTGTGCGGCGCGGGTGGTCGCTCGATCGGGAACAGGCCGACATGATCGCTCGACCCGCATCCCTGGCACCGAAACCGGGACGCGGCCTGTTCCAGTGTCATCGGCCACTGGCGTGCTGCGAATTTTTGCCAGATGATCGTATCGACGACTTTGCCGCGTTCGCATGCAAAACACCATGCGCGCACGCGCGCCCGGCTTCGTCCAGTTCCTGCAATGTCATTTGCGCGCAGGGCGTTCGATCCGAATCGGTCGTCATCGCGCCAACATGGCATTTGTTCGCGCAATGTTCTACTCGGCTGGGCGGATCAATCGGGGCAGCGATGCCCGCGCCAGTGGTTGTCCCATATCAGCGCGGTGCCGCTAGCGATCATCGCGCAGCTGATGTCGACCCCCTGCGCGGTGACGCACCATGCGGCGATCCGATCATAGGTGCCGCCCGCGAACAGGCAGCGCAGACGCGTCGGAGCAATGGTGATGTGTACGGCGGGGCCGTTAACCGTTCGCCCCGTCTCTCCCCCCAACAGGTTGACCAGCGCCGTGCGAGCCTCCTCTGCGCTCGCATCCGGGCATGGGTGTCCCGGTCGGCACGTCCCGTCCATTTCGCGCGCAGCGACCCCCGACAGGCGAACCTTGAACCCTTCCTCGCATGCGACAGGCCCGTCGCCGTCATAGACCGACACGGCCGTGCAATCGAAACGCAGCCCCTTCGCCTCTGGCGATGGTTCTACCCGCGGCGCGGGCGCCGGCACGGCAGCGGTCAGGAGAAAGAGGGCGGCGAACAACATGGCGCCGAGGGTAAAGCCGATCAGCGCAAATCCCGCCATCCGTTTGCGCCGAGTTGATGCCATATTGGATGGGGTCAAAGGTTAGACATCGCCATCGGGGCGCCGCAGGAAAGCGTGGGGTGTGGGGTTGAGGTTAGACATCGAAAGCTCCCGGGAAACCGTTGCTATGGAAGCCCGGCTCGGGCCTCCATCAATTTTGTGACGACCGTATTGAGGAAGGAAATGTAGCCGAGCACCGCAAAGACAGCGATTGAACCCCACAGCCAATGCATCGAAATGCCATCAACAGCTTTCTGCGCTCGGTCTATGTCTTCGACCATAGGAATAAGAGCGACGAACGCCTGCCTTGCGCCCGCCGTCCATGCCGCGACGAGTGCAAAAATCATCGTCGTCGCCCAATTTAGCGCTTGGCCGATCGGCAGATATTGGACCGGATGATTATAGGCCAGCCAAGCAAGTCCTCCTAGCGCCGGTACAGCCAGTGCAATTAAGAGCGCTTCCAT